TATCGTTTTTGAACAACAAATACAATTTATCCATACATATCCTTTTACAAATTCCTGCGGTGTTAAGGTGCTATATCTATAATATACCAAAAAGCGCCCAGGTGCGAGCGCTTTCGGGTTTGAACCACACCTCACGAGTATGGATGCTGGCGACGGCATTAGCCTTACATTAGGATTGCTCCGATTGAACGTTTGCGTGGATCATAACGCCACACGTTACCGCCAGCTTTTTAATTTACGTTTGACGTTTCTCCGGGAGGCACTTCGTATAGACCAAGGCCGATAGCGCTAGGGTTTGCAAATATAATCACACCGACCGTTTCAAACTCCAGGCTTATGATGCCTTTGTCGTCTTTGATTGATTTCAGCACTGCTCCAGGGAACAACTCGCCGAGCTGTTTTACTTGCTTCTCCCTGTCGATGATGGGTATTTTAGGCTTTGCCATTACTTCTCCGGTGGAAACGGTAACGCTTCCTGTGGGTCTTCAAAGTTTACTTGTTCAATGAAGGCTGTGAGGCTTTCGGCTTCGTCAAACGACAGAGGCTTTTCGGCAAACTTGCCAGCTTTGATTTTGACATTAACGGTGCGTTCGTAGTGGACCGAGCCGCTCTCGAAGTCCTCGATGCGCTTATTGGTTACCGATACGGTCACCTGGTCGTTTACGGCGTAAGTATCTTTATTATTGCTTACTTTTTTCATGATCTCGATCTCCATTCATGTGCCACTTTATGTTTAGCTTCATAGGGCAATCATCACAGCCCCAGCTAGTAGGCCAGCCTGTTTGATACGTGCCGGTCAGGAACTTGCCATGCGGACAAGTTACATCGACCGTCATATAGCCAAATAATGCGAACTTGAGCCGTTTTACGAATCCGACCTTTATCATACCAAGCCCCATTCTGCGAGCTTCTCAAAGCCGCCAATTTCTTTTATGTATTCGCCAGCCCGGGCAACCACCTCTTCGTAAGTGATACCGTCTATGAGCTCATCACCAATCGCGCAGTGCAGCTCGACAACTTCGCCGGTCGCTTGAGCCTTCAGGTGAGCGTAGATGTTTACGGACACGTCCGCTTTGCTGAGGTCTTTACCATGCAGACCGCCACCGGTTACTGCCGCGCCCATATCAGAGCCGAGCTTGCGGTTGACCGCGCCGGTGTCAACGTCAGTGCCGCCAGTCCAGTCGCCGAGTGGGTTAATGACCATACTGTAGTTGATGAACATATCCGATAGCTCGTCGTGGTGGGCGTTGCTTTGGCAGATGATCAGGCGGTTACCGGCGAGGATGTATTTGCCGTCGGTTGGGTACTTCTCGTATATACGGTGGGCAATATCAGAAAGCTCGCGGACTTCCCTGCTTACCGGCACGCCTTTGAATATACCGTTATCGCCCGCTTTGACCGTTTCAGCCTGGTTGCTAGCCAACTCGGGGTCTTGTGGCACTTCTAGGTAATTGACTTGAATGTCGCCGGGTACGAGGCGGTGTACGATGCTCTCGACGGCTGCCGTATGTAGCTCCACGCTGGTTTCAGCGATGATAGTGGCAAGTCCATGCCCCACGAGTACTTCAAACGCCACCTTCGGGTTCTCCTGCAGGGTGTATGCGTAATCGACTAATGCACCGGCAATGCGGTCTGCTACCTTGTCAGGGTGGCTAGGGTTTACTTTTTCGATCATAGTGTTCCTCCATTCTTTATAAGCCTTATGGCTTGCTCTTTGTTGATTATACCACCATACATCGGACCGGATAAGTCCTTAGCGATTGAGCTTAGAATTGCCCGGCGTTTGGCTCGGTCGTAATGCACCTCCATGTATTTGTACTGCACCTGATACGCTGCCAGCTCCTCCCTCAGCCGGAAGTCTTTGTTTACTAGGTACTCATCCCACCAAGCCTGGGGATCGTCGCCCTGGCGGGTAACGTGTACCTCCTCGTGGGCTTTTAGATCCGGGCGCAGTTCAATGCCTGCAGGACTGTAGATATACGGCGCGTAAACAAACACGATCGCTTTGTTTTTTCGGACCGCCGGGATAGCCTGGCAAATATCCTCGTAATTGGGTGGCAGTTCGTATAGTACCTGGCTCATAAGCCGATCCTTTTTTTGTATTGCTTAAACATTTCAGCACCAACACTGCCGGGAGGGTATGGTTTCATCCCCTTACTGAAGCCGTACTGGACTGGCGGCTTCGGCATCCAGATAAACTGACCATCATATTGCCAGGTTGGTGAGCCTAGGCGTTTAGCGTAGGCTTCAGGCGTACAGATAGTGGCGTACAATGTGGCTGGCGGAAACATAGGATTTACTCTTTTAATACTCATAGCGGTTCAGCCCTTTCAGGCACTTTATATCGTTTTAATACCGATTGCACTTGGTACTCGCTGCAGTCGTAAATTATAGCCAGCTCGCTGATAGAGAAGCGCTCCTCGTAGCGTTCACACAGCTCTACCTGCTCCTTAATCAACAATCTTCGCATTTTTGCTTTCCATGAATTCTTTATAGGCAATGGCGCGGTTGATAGCAATGGTCATGTCGGCGATCTCCTGTTTGCGATCTTCGATTGCTTTCTCGGCGTCGTCGAGCTCTTTACCGTACAGGGGTGCGTAGTCGTTATATTCGCAGTATTCGCAATCACAATCGTGGTCGCCGTACTCGAGCGCCTGGACCGCGTCGCGCTGCTCCCACTCGAGCTTTTTGCGCTTGTCCTGCAGTTCGGCAATCTGACGCGGCAATACTTCGTTTAAAAACTTACTCGCCATTATCGGTGCTCCGCCATTTCGGTGTATTGCTGCCAGTACTCAGGGAAGGCGTCTTTTATCTTCTGCAGGTTGTTGGCGTCGGCGCATAGTCCGTTTAGTATTGTAGATACACTCATACTATTTCACCTCCTTTAAATACCACAATTGCGTTAGGGAAAGGTGCTGGGTTTGGCTGGTCGTCAAACTTCAATCGACCTTTTATGTAGCGTATTTCAGTGGCTTTCATACAGTAGTCGTGCCACCATCTCGTATCGGTACGGCTGGGGATTAGGAATACTACAGTTTTACCCTTTTTCCATTCCTCATAGCCTTTAGCGATAAACTTCGGCAATTCTCTGCCGTATGGTGGGTTGACATAGTTGCTCTTGCCCCAGTCGCTCGTTAAGCCGTCAACAACGAAGTTCGGGGGGCATGGATCGTGGTCAAATCTGAACTCGGAATCAAGCACTTGGTATACGGCTTTTGGCGTTTTCCAGTCTAGGCGTAGTGAGCTAAAGTGGGGTTGATTCATTTCACCTCCTTTAACTTTGCTCGCTCGGCTTGGATAGCAGATACGGAAACAAACTTAATCCTTATTGGCTTACCGAGTGTATTGTCTATGGTTCCACCCCATTGTGCTTCTAGCCTATCCAGCACCTTAGTTATTTCAGCGTTGGTGTGGTCTTTAACAAACTGCATAGCGTCATAAGGCGTGTCTGCGTTCATTATGATATGAGCAAGCTCTCGTAGCTCCTGTTCATTCGTAGGGTTCATACACTCTCCTTTAGCCACTCAGCTAGTTTGGTGCGAAGATAGGCTGTCGCTTGGTTGTAGATGAGTACGTCACGCTCTAATAGGCTATCCGCGTTGTAGTTACCAGTCGGCTTATCTACTATAAGCTCCCTCATCTCTGCTAATAGCTTGAGCTTTTCGGTGCGGATAAGCTCTTGAATTGCGGCTGTAGCTTTTTCTATCGAACTCTCATCAATCCAGTATGAGTCAGGCTCATCTCCAGATTCGATGTCTATGATTCTCAGCAAATCTCGTATTCCATCTTTACTAGCTTGATTGGTGTCTGTGGGGTTACTCATACTATTGAACTCCATCCTTCTTGTATAAATTACTTATCCAGAGTGGCTGTTTAGTGCGTACACCCACCTTGCGAATGATCCCTTGCTTTGCGGCGCGCTTAAATACCCCGCCGAGAGGTGTGTAGTTGTCTAGTCCGTAACCGGCGCTCTCCAGGAATATGATCACCATGTCGGCGACGATATACTGGTGGTCTTTCGCGAGTGCCAGCAATAGCTTGTCGGCAGCATCGCGCCAGGCTTGTGATTTACCGTCCATCTTTAGATGCCTCCTCGAGCAGTAAGTCTTCGTATAACCCCATTACATAATCAGCCTCGGTCACGCCGTAGTTTGAGAGGTCTTTTTTGATATGGGCGTGCGCCTCTTGTTTACCATTAAACTTTGAAACGTCGGCATAGCGCACAATCATTTTCTCGAGTTCCGTCCGGGTTTGAATCGGAATGTACTCGTCGCGAAATATAGCGTCGAGCTTTGCAGCGATAGTATTAGGCAAGCCCTCAACCACTTCAGTAAGTCCCCAGCCACACTTAGCGCAAGCGCCGGTGCGATAGTTTCGCGAGTCGGCTTGATGCTTAGTAGTGCGCGTGCCACACTCCGGGTTTACACATTCCATTATCATTCGGGTGTCTCCGTCGTGAACTCTAGCTTTTCGTTGTTGGCGTTTTGTGTAGCGCTACCTGCCCAGATCACAACGTCCTTTTTAATAAAGCGCATGGTCATCACCCGGGTTGCCGGGCTTACGTTTACCTCTACATCATCGAACGGTGGTTGCTTTTTTACTTCCTCGACCGCTATATTCAGCCGGTGCGCGAGTGCCATTAGAAAGTTGTTGATCAGGTTGAGTAGCAAAATAAATATAAAGGGCGAGAGTATACCGGCAACAATTGCCAGCGTAATAAGAAACGCCTGCAGTGCCTGATCCATACTAGCGACCCTTTCCGAATATAGAGTTTTTCAATGCTTCGTCGAGGTCTATATCGTCCTCTTTGTACTGAGCGAAGCTATTAGTTGTCTGCACCTTGATAAAGTCCATCGGTTCGGCATTGCACATTTTGGCAAACTTGATCGGGTCAGCGCCGACGGCTAATACAGACTTGACGATTTTATATTGTAGTGCGTTCATTTTTTACCTTTCTTGAGTAACCGGAATGCGGCGTTTAATGCTGCATCTTCGTTTAGTAGGACGCGGCGGTTTTCGGTGTTCATTGGGCTTGTTACACCTGCATCTGCCAATAGCTGGACCAGACTGCGGGCTTTGAATAAACCGATATGTAATGATCGCGAGAGGTAGAATACTCCGGCGTTACGCCCGCGCACCGTATAAATTACAGCCTGGGTAACGTCTTTTTTATGGAGCTTTTTACCAAACAAGTCGCGGTATTGTTTCATCGTTGATCCTTGTAAATAGCGTTATACATTGGCATTTGAAACGGCTCTGCAGTTGCCCGAGCAAGAAAGGTATAATCCGTCAGGTTTTCTAATAGGATCGTCAGCTCTCGCAATTGCTGACGATCAGCCTTCCAGTTTTTGTATAACTTTTTTACTCGGGCAAGCATGATTACTCCTTGACCTCAATTTTACGTTCAGTTGATTGTGCTTTTTTAGCTTTTGCCGGTGGCTGGTCGTCGATAAACGCCTGCTTCAGGTCTTCCGGGTTGGCGTTGAGCATAGCGTCTAGCTCGTCCTCGCCAAGTTCCGGCTTCTCGGTACTAATAGCGGTGGTTGGCTCGTCTTTGATACCGAGCAGCTTTGCCACCTTCTTGTTTGCGTCCCGGTATATTTCAGCCGAGGCAGTCAGTTTTTTGTAGTCCCTGTCTGATAGACCGACCACATAGTCGAGTACAGAATTATAGTTGACCGGATCTTCCGGCTGCATTGCGGCTGGTATACTCACCGGCTCGCTTCGCGCCTCTTTACGTTTACCAAATAATCCTCTAAGCACGTTTCCCTCCATTCATAGAACGTTACTGTTGTGCTTACATCATAGCATAAACTGGGTATAGTTTGTCAACACTATTCTTGAGCATTTATTCGGATAATTCCGAGCTGGTGTTCGAGCCGCTGTTTTTCAGAGGCGAGTAGCATTTGATCCACTGCGATGCGGGCGAGTCTCTTTTTAATGTCCTCAGTCGTCGGACCAGCCTTGCGCTCAAGGTAGTCCGACATGCTGATGACGTTACCAGGTAACTTTTCCATCAAGCCCCAGTGTACCGAGCCGCCCGGCGTCTTTGACTCTCACTCTTAGGTATAGAACCGTGAGTTTTTTGAGTAGTTTTTTCATATTGTGTCCCTCCATAAGACTTTGATGTTTTGGTTTGTATATTTGGAAGCGTTGTCTGCTCTTGAAACTGCTGGAGTGTACCGCAGCCGGGGCAGGTTTTGCGCGTCCGCCTTAACACTTGTAACTGTACCTTGTTAAGCCCATCGGATGCAATAGCATGAGCGCAATTAATCACAGGGCATATAAATACTACTTCAGGCATTGAGGTGAGCTATTACTTGGTCGGTTATTTCGTCGGTCAGTCCTTCAGCCCAGGTAGTGCGGAATAAGTGCTGCCCCCACAAAAAGTCGTCGCTGTCGTCGAGTATGGCGTACCGGCGAGCGCCCGGGTGTCGGTCAAGCCACTCCTTTATTTCAAAGCCTCGGTAGATCATGCCCCATACTGCTCCGCGCTGCAGGTCGAGCGTCTGATCAAAGAACTCGCAAACGTGCTCGGCGGCGTATTTGGCGCTGTCAGGGAATAAGCGCCAGCTGGATGATAATACTACCCTGCAACCGGTATCGGCTACTATACGGCGCACACGCTCGGCTAGCTCGGGTTTTATACCGATAAACTTAGTGCTGCCCTGGCGCTCCCGGGTCTTTTGGTTATTGCATACGCCATCAATATCTAAAAATAATATCTTGAAATGCTCTCTCATGTGATCCTCGTAATTGTTGGTTTGTGATATTTGTAGCCGCAGGCTGGACCGACTAGCGAAGTCTCCCCGGCACGTTTTATTACTTTTTGAATTACAAAGTCCGGGCGCTCCCAGGCTCGTATCCGCTTTGCTACTCCGATCATGCGAGCCGGGAGCGCAGCGTTTATAGCACCAACTCCAGTAATGCCACCGTCGATAAATGGATGGGGTAATACTCCAAGCTCATCTTTTACGACAAGCCACCGGCTCATTTTGCAGACCCGAGTACGTTTTCGGTGTAGTATTTGCTCGGCGCTTTGCAGTTTTTGAGCGCGGTCGCCATGTATTTTTGCGAGATACCTTTGCGGTTGGCGTACTCTAGCAATTCCTCAAAGGCAGCCTGGCTGTTTGCGTTGATGAATTCGTGTGCTTTTCGTACCCAGTACTTCTGGTATTTACCGAAGCCAAACCGGACCAGCCGGTCGTTTAGGTACATCCGGGTGTGGGTGGCTATTTCCTTAACCGCCTCTGTTACCTTCGTGAATATGTACTTGCCGTCCTTGACCATTTTGCAAAGGCGTGCGAAGTAGTGCTTGGCGTTTGTTTTATCCTTAGCGAGTGCGATCATCTTGCCCCATTCCTCGGGGTGTCCGGCTTTTTCTAGCATGATCTGAACGCTCCGGTAAAAGGGTAAATACGCCATATTATCAATGAGTTCTGCTGCTTCCCCTATACGCTCGAGCATCGTAGCCTGGCGCTTCTCTCCAACTGTGTAAGACATTGTTCCCTCCATTTCGTCTGTACTACCCAATATACCACAGTGAGAATTATTACTTCAACTCCGCTTTCGCTTACAAGGGGATAAGTCTGTGGATTATGTGCAAAACTCGCCCTTTTTTACTGGTTGTATCTATATAGTATATAAATTATTTCTTCATGAAATATCTATATAGTATGTAGAAGTGGCAAAATAACAGGGTTCGTTACTTGCCGTGAGCGCGGTTTACAAAGCCCATCCAGGCAGAGTCGGCAGCTATTAAAGCCTTCTTGATCTTGTATACGTGGAAGTCCCGGCGGTTGGCTAGGATGCCCTCTTCGTATATTGGTAAAAATTCGTTCGGTTGGTATTCGTAGTATTTGTTTTTGATTGAATTAATCATGCTTTTCATTGTAGCAAAGTTATGTCATAATGTCAAGTATGATACCCCTAAATAATAAAAACTACTCTGTTGGCGAAAATGGTGAAATATATAGCAAGCGCCGTGATATTTTTATGAAGCCCCAAAAATTAAAAAATGGTTACTTGTTTGTTCGTATTGATAAAAAAACCCAGCTAATCCACCGACTAGTAGCCACTGCCTATATACCCAACATCAATGACTTACCGTGCGTAAATCACAAAGATAAGAACAAAGAAAACAACCATATTTCAAACTTAGAGTGGTGTACTTACAGTGAAAACAACCATCACAGAAACGACAAAATGAACCCACAAGATAGGTTTAACCAGTATATAAACAACGGTGTCAGTCTAGAGGTTGCACTTTATAGTCTTTGCTAATTTCACGGGCTTGTAGTTTGGCGTGACAGATTAAGCATTGCCCTGCTTCGCGCTGTCTATAGTGACCGGTGCATTCGTAAATAATCATGCTACCCCGTCTGGTGGTTCTGGGCGCTCGAATATCAGCAATGATTTCATGTCGTGTAGTGCAGCGCGGACAGCCGGGCGTGCGAGGCGTTGGAGGCGCAAGCGCTCCTCAAGGTGCGGGTATTCATCGATGTATGCGACGTTAGTAATATCCGGGTCTTTCTCCATATACGAAGTTTATCACAAAGCAAAACGACCCTGCAGCTTTCGCTTTCTGGGTCGCTATATATGCCGAATGGAGTTCTAACCTCAAGGATGTCTTACTACCCTAGTGGCTACCATTAAATGTAGCACAACACCGGTGTACAGACTAGTGGGAGTTATAGCATAATCTCCTGCGAAGTACCGGAGCTGGTTTTTTCTTTACTGAAGCGCACAGCACCCCAGCACGCGAATGCCGCCGCTTCGACCGGGTCGCTCTGTATATCTGGGTTCATGCTCGCGTAACCGTACATTCCGTCGCGCCCAATGTCTCGGCGCTTCACTGTTTTCATCGATACGTTAAGCCCCGGCTGGTTTGAGTGAGTAACTAATTTGTTCTCTATTGCATCATTAAAGGCGGCGTATGCTGCTCCGGCTTCTTTTACGTTCGGGGTCAGTATCTTTTTACTAATGCGGCGCTCCGACCGGACCAGCTCCTCCACTAGTAACTGCGTGCCGGACGCTCCGTCGATGATTATCTTCTTGGCGCTCCGCCAGCGGTTCTGTTGGAATAGCCAGCGCGTTATCCAGCTAATACCGGCGCTCCGGGGCTTGCGCTCGATTACTTCGACATGCACCATGCCATAATCCATCAGCACGCCCACACACAGCGTCGTAGCGCTGCCGTCGGGTGCAAACTTGATACTGTATACAAACGGCGCGTTTTCGGGCAACACGACGCTCTCAGTGGCTAATGGCAACCATTGATCGTCCGTAAAGGCACGCTGGCTCTCCACGCCCGCGATCCAACCCAGGCGCATCTTGTTGAATGAGTCAATCGCCATTTCCCCGGCTTCTTTTTTAACTGCAGATAAAAGCAGGTGGTATCCGAGGCTCGGGTTTGCAGCATACCAAGCATCCACGTCGGCAGGGTCGGTAATATTTTCCACACTCCACTCCTGCCAACATACGTCGGTAACTTTGCCCTCGAGTACGTTCCGGCGCTTACGAATGAACACAGTACCAGAGCCACCACCGCTCGGCGGAGTACCGGCGCGAATAGTTTGCTGGTTTTGGTTTTTACCGGCTGAGATGGTAGGCAATAGCGCCTCGTTCTGCGCGTCGGTTTCTTCCTGGGCTTCGTCGATTAGTAGTGTATCGTTTGTAGCACCCAGACCGTTTGTACGCGTTCGGGTTCGAAATACTACCCTGCCTCGGTTTCGAAGCTCCACGTAATCAAGGGACTTCGGCTCTTTGTCAAACTCCTCAGTAAGCATATTGCGGATCTCTTCTTTGGCATCGTAAAAGAATCGCTGCAGACGAGTTTTGATTGTTGCCACCGTATTGTCGCTTTGCGCGGTGTAAATCAATGCCTCGTGCAAAAATACCATGCCGCCGATGATCCGGACCAGGAACAACTCGGTCTTTCCGTTTTGGCGCGGCACTTCGAGTCCACAGTCCGGGTTTGCCCACGTGCCGTCCTCGTTCAGAGCCATCCAGCGATAGAGCACGTTTTTTTGCCAGGGCAGTAACTTGCCGCCATAGCTCTCCCAGAGACGTATTGTTTTATCGGCTAGCCAAATATCACCGTTCTCGTATACATCGATGCGCGGAGTCTGGTTGCCGTATCGTTTCATTTTTGAATTTGCCATTACTCAGCCTCCTCGGGTGGTTGGTTTAGATCGTCAATTGTTACTCTCGCCCGGTAACTAGTGTTGCGAGCGCCAGCATTCTTTTCGCGCTTGCCCGCTGCCTCCGGCATATCGGCAAACAACGCTCCGAGCGGGGTGTCGGCTTTCGGACCGAGCCGTTTTTCGTAATCGGCAATCTGAGTCATGATCTCCGTCATTTCCCGCGTCAGGAGCGCCGTATCGCGGCTGCCAGCGCCTTTGTCGAGTTTTTCGGCAATCTTATCGCGAGTCGCCTTTAGAACCGCCAGGCGGTCGTTAGACTGCGCCAGCGCCAATATTGAGTTCTTTTTGTTGCCCTTTTTGGTAAGCCCGGTCTGGTGGAGCTTATTCATTCGTGCTGGGTTGCTGATAATGTCAGCCCACATACGCAGCGCGGAGTATGCCTCTGCATCGAGTATGTCTTGCCCGGTGGCGACTAGCATTCGGATGTGGCTGGTCGGCATTTTTCGGAAGTAATTAAACCAGGCGTCATAATCTTTTTTGTTTTTGATGACGATGTTTAGATTTTGCTCGTTCCACTCCTGCATAAGCTGCACGACGTATTTAGCATCAAGCGCAAAAAACCACGCCTCGTGTGCTTCTTCGACTGGGTCTTTGGCTTTTTGTGCTTTGGGAGCTGGCATGGGCTGTCCTATTCGATGCCATTCCAGTAAAGGTTTTCATAGTTGAAGTCCTGTTTTGTGCGTGCATTCTGGTTTAAGAGACTTCGTGTTTTTACAGCTCTCACTAGCTTGAAGCGTTTGTCATTGATTTTATAGCTGCTGAAGTACACGGGGTATTGATTATTGGCCACCCATTCATAAAATACCTCGTGGTTGAACCCCCCCTCTGCATATTCTGTTGTACCTTCATATGGTGGGTCACAATAAATAATTGGTTTTATGCCGGTAATTGGCACAGCGTCATAGCTTATTCCGGAGCTCACCTTTAAGCGTTGTAGACCATTCATGCCTTGTATCTGCTTGAGTCGCTCAATATGGCTAAGATGCTGGAGGGCTCCTATAAAGGGTATTTGCCGACCAAGCAGTATACGACGCTGATACGGTGTCTTATATCTCTTTGGGTCAATAAATAAATTAACATTTATTTGCTTCCCATAGTCTCGGGCTATTATTTCGTTGGACATTGCTGATATAATCGCAAGGGTGTCCGCACCCTCAACAACCTCCTTGTGGAGCTCATGCTTGAAATCAACAACGTTTTTGCCGTATAAATATGAGCAATCTGCCGAGCTACCGAACGACCAGACACTCAAGATAAACCCTGCATACCAGCCATCACCACTCCTCAGTTCCTTGAAATCTTCAGGAGCTACCCAACCAAGTGGCAACTCCCCTCCTGATTGTAGGTGTTCCATAAGCCCGCCAACGGCAGTCGAGAGCTCGTTGTAGTGAACATTGAGCGACGCATATTTTCGGACCGCATAGAGCGCCACGCTACCACCCCCCCCGAACGGGTCGTAAAAGTCGGTTGCGCCTGGGTGCCTTTTTAGAATATAAGGAACTATCTTATCGACGAGCTTTTGTTTAGACCCCATATAAGGGATGCCGTAGTGCCTAGCCATATTGTCAACTCCATTCTAATCTTCAAATTCGGTGCCGCAGTTTGGGCAGGTGTGGACCTTATCCTCGCCATCTTTGGCTGCGGGGTCTTTTGGCTCCTCAGGCAGCATACCAAAGTTAAACTTATCAAGCCCCCAGGACTCAAGTTCCTCCATATCGTAATTGTTCGCAAGAATATCAGCGTCCCAGTCACCTGAAGCCGTGTTGTCTTTTATGACGAACTCGCGCTTGCGCTTTTCAGTAAGGCCAAACACCTGTTTGACCAGAACGTCGGTATAGCCGAGCTCCCTCAGTGCGTAAATGCGCTGGTGCCCGCCGAGTATAGTCATGTTCTCATCGACGACAATAGGGCGCAGTTGCTTCATGTCAGGAAAGTCCTGCAATGATTTCTTCAGCGCGGCAAATGCCTTAGGGTTTATTTTGCGAGGGTTTGCATCGTTCTCTATAAGCTCGCTAATCTTAACGATCTTGTCCTCCGAAGTCACCTCTGTAGTTACCTTGTCCATTTTCGCCTTCTCCTTTGTTTCCGGGTAGTTCCCGTATGCGCTCTGGTTTATGTAGTAATTGTAACATAAACGCAAGTGTTACAATTAGAGCAAACGAATGGAGGCATTTTACTCACATGGACAGATTTCCAAAAAAGCCCTGCAGACACTGCAAGCAGATGGGTCATTTCCCATATATGTGTCCAGCCAACCCCAAGAAAGCAATCAAGCGCAGCGCCATCCGGCAAACGCGCAAGCCAATAAATAAGGTCGGCAAAACTACAAAGCAGTGGTTTCTTACTCGTGCCACCTGGATACGCAAAAACCCGCCGCCAATAGAGGGGCAGTACTGGGAATGCTATTTGCGCATCCATCCCTGGTGTCCGGTGCGTATCGATATAAACAAGCTTACGCTGGATCATGTTGTCAGCCGGTCACGCGACCCGAGCCTGCGCTTTAATCTCGACAACCTGAAACCCGCGTGCTATTTCTGCAACTCCGAGAAAGGCAGCAAGTCGCTTGACTATATAAAACCGCCCGCTGTACAATAAATGTATTCAGTGGATAAAACAAACACTGACCAATAAAAAAGAGCGCCGAGGCGAGGGGCGCTCTTTTGATTTAACCGAATGTTTATTTTACAAGAGTAGTGAGCTCGACGTCCTGAGCAGCTTGCCCGACGCCGGTAGGCTTCCACAGACCGTAGTACGTCGCCACTGAGATGGCAAAGGCAGGTATAACGCTAATTAGTGCCAAACCAACGTCAAACGCCGTCTGTGCGGCTATTGCAGCGCCAAGCTGGGTCAATAGCGCGGTTACCAACGTCAGCCCGGCTAGTAGCCACGCTTTGATTGAGCCTTTAGTAACGCGGGTTGTTACGAGTCCGACTAGTATAGGTAATACCACAGCCAATACGAGCTGAACTACTAATGCTGGGTCGAGGGTAAATACAAACATATTTTTAGAATCCTAGTTTACGGTTAATGATTGACTGGACCGAGCCAGCATCGTAGCCAGCGGCGCGGAGCTTTTCAGCACGCTGTGGGTTATTTCCCCAGCCACCAACTCCGGCGATTATCTCGTTCGCTACTTGCTCGTCAGACTTGCGAGCAGGGGCGCTAGCGCCTCCGCCGAGCTTTTGATTGACGAGTGCTTGGATAGCGCCGTAATCATAGCCTGCAGCCTGCAGACGTTGCTGACGTGATGGATTGTTGCCCCATGCTCCGGCGAGTACCTGGTTTGCAATTTCATCGTTACTCGGTCGAGCTGGTGCTGGCGCAGGTGCTCCGCCGCCCACACGACCGTTTACGATAGCCTGAATAGCACCGTAGTCATATCCCTGTGCCTCGAGACGGTTTTTACGTTCAGGGTTATTACCCCAAGCGCCTGCCAATACTTCGGTGGCAATTTGCTCGTTAGATCGGCGCGACGGTGTTGGTACTGGATTTGCACCGCCACCGGCAGCACTGTTTACTGCGTCGGCAAGCTGTTGTAGACGACCATATAGCTGTCCAGGGCAAGCAGTAGCCATAAAGTCTTTGTGACCGAATAGGTTTTTACCAACTACTAATTGACCGAAACCATTTCGGTTAGCAATGTCTTTACAAAGCTCAACCAGGGTATTAAAGGTGGCATCATCAATTAGCCAGTCCGGACCGCCAGTTTTGTTTACGTTTTCAATACCAATAGAGGACTTGTTGCCATCCCAGTTACCACAGTGCCAGGCGATGTTATCTTCCTGGACATACTGGTCGACGTTTTGATTACGACCAACACCATAGTGCGCTGAAGCGGCGCGGTTCGGGTTTTGGAATGTCCGAGCGATACCATCGAAGTCAGTCGTTGCGGCATGATGAACGACGATCTTATTTACGGTCGCACCCTGACGACCTGGAGTAAAGTTATTAGGGTGAGCTGGGTTTTGGCGTAGATTGTAGCCCATATTATTGCTCCTCCCCTTTGCCCATGTGTTGCAACTCGTCCTCGTGGATTTCCGCTGGTAACACTTCGTTTTCTTTTAATTGCTGGGTTGGTGTTTGCTCTTGATCAGACATGGCGATACTCCTATTCGTTAGTATTTTAATTATAACACGCCTTTAATTACCATGCATTTGAATGCGGGAAAGGATTGACGACAGTGTTGGCGTCGTAATCAGACTCCATGCGCGCACCCTTTTTGCGGTTGCAGGCACTGTGTGAAAGCTGCAGGTTGTCGAGTTCGTACATCGGACCACCACGAGCGCGGGGTACTTTATGATCCACCTCCACCGCGAGTCCGTTCCACTCGCCAGTCTCCGGGTCTTTCATTGGAAGGGTTACGTCAATAAACTTGTGGCATATCGCGCATACTGGGTCTTTGCTGTTTATGGCACGTTGACGAGCAGCAGCCCATTCCGTACCGTTTATCTTTTGCTTTAGGGGCAATCCGATATCCATAGTTACTCCTCTAACGTTACCGGCACACGTTTACGCGTGGCTGCCCATTCTGTTTTGTTTCACTTTTGTTTACGAGGCAGCGCGGTGTCCATAGATTATTATGCTCCTTTTTGTTTTATGCTGCTTCGTACACTATTGTTGTTGGGTGTAAGGCTTTTGTACCTGAACTAGTGAATGTACCACCAGTTGGCTTAATATACGCGACTGCGGCTGTGCTGCCAGCCGTAAGCTCTAACATGCCTGGCTGGTCCATGTTTGTCGAGTTATCCATAACTCTTATGAGAAAATACCCACCTGACTTCGGGGCTGATGGTAGCGTGATACCGATATATCCAGTGTTGCTTGTACCTACTGTATCCAAAAAAAGGTGCGTGACTTTACCAACTTGTAAGTATCTGCCGACGTTCTTTGTTATTGCTGAAAAACCGCTAAATATCGGTGAGTATGCAGCCCATTCACCACCTAATTCACCTGCGGCTGTCGATAACTTAGCGTTAGTGATTGTGGCATTAGTAATATTAGCTGTAGTCATACTCCGTAAATCATCTATAAGCGAGTTGCTGATTGATGTCTGTCCGGCAGGGACGCGGACACGTGCGAGTATGCTGTATGGGTTGCCTGCGCCAACAGACGCTTGAATAGCCGCGCCGCTTGGATCAACAGGGCTTCCGGCTGGTGTACCGTTTACGACTTTGATTTTTACGACACCGTTTGTGTTGTTGCTGACTGCAGTACTTGGTGTTTGACCATAATCGACATAAATTACAACAATATCGCGGCGAGGGTTTGATCCATCGGCTGCGCTAATGACCTGGTTATATACCGCATCATTGAATACCGGGTGCGCGTAACTACCATCGGACCGGCGCACAAAAGCGTCGCCCACTTGTATATCGACACTCATGTTTACGCCTGCGGCACGCTGGACGGCGTTTAGACCGGTAATGATGTCACCGGATACGATTTTAGCCAACGCTCGAAGGTGTCCGCTCTCGCTTGTTTTTCCGCCATCTCTGTTGCTAGTTCCTAAGCTCATATTCGAATATCCTTATCTGCTTTTAATTTTATCATAACTATGGTATTTCCGTTACAGTTATTATACCAGTCTGAGGGGCAAATATATTAAACCTGATCATAATACCGGCTGAGGTGCTGTTGTACGTCGCGTGAGTAATGCGCAGCCACCAGCTGTACGGATCATCGCGAACCGGCGACCAGTTGTAGGACATATCCTGCGCGGGCGTGTCCCAATCAACCTCTACAAAGGGGAGCGCAAAACCGGTGTCTGGTCGATCTACCTCGTAAGTTACTTTGTATAATCGCACAAAACTCGAGCTAGTAATGCCATGAAGCTCTACATCCCAAGCCGGAGCGATCATACGGCGGTAATATACCCAGCTGTCGCCCGCCATAGGCTGCGGGGTGCGTTTCATTTCGGCAAGCGTAGCAATAGCGGCTTTGACGCGTTGCTGGAGGTTGAGGAGGTCTTGTCGGCTAGGCATTATGCTATGTCCTGTACAGTTATTGTTCCGGTGTCGGTACTATCAATCATAAAGCGAACCTTCACGTTTGTGCCACTAGCATAGGCAGTAACGTTGAAATACCAACCGTCCTTTTTTGGAGTTGGCACTAGACCGGCATACGATAAGAAGTAGTCGTGTACATAGCCGTTTACAGCCACCAAGCCCATAAAAGGCGCGTCGAACGAGCCGATAGTATACCAATACGTGTTGTTTACCAGTATCTCATAGCGCATGGAGCTAATTGGTGCATCCTGCTCGTCGGCGTCAAATATTACCGCTTTATTCAAAGCTCGGCTCGAGCCGGGCGTGTAGGACCAGGTTGGCGTCCAGTCAATATCCCATGCAGAGTTTTTGTTTGCATAGGTCTGCACAGTATCTGTACCATTTGGCTGGCGCTTTTTGAGTTCGCGGATCTGATCCTCTATGCTCTTTAATTCTGTACCGAGCTGGTTGTGGTAACCGTCAGGCTTCATTATGGTATGCTCTCCGCTGTTACTGCCAACGTACCGGTGTCGGTTGAGTAAAAATAAACCTTTATGTATATCGGGGTGGCGTCCATAAAGTCACCGTTACCGAAGTAACCCCAATAGCTGACTTTGCCCGGGACTCCCAGGAAGTCGTCAAGATATGGGTATGTAAATCCAAAGGTCTGCCCGGGCGTTGCTGGTGTGTGCGGGCTGCCATACATTAGCTTGTACAGTGGAACGCCCCAGGGATTGTACTGGTGAGCTGCAGTAAAGCGAGCCACGAAGTGGGCGCGGTTTGTATATCCACCAAAGCCGTTCGGCACAGGAACGGTCACCAGGTCGTATACAGTCGGGTTGCCGCTACCATCCAGGCACTCGATAATTTTAGGCTTCAGGATGTCGCGCCCGACGCGCTGGGCGTTTTTGATTGCCTCAACGTCCCGGCGCAGCTGCTTGAAGTCCTCCGCAAATGCCAGTTCTGATACTAATCCAAGTCGGCTCATTACACCTCCTGCGTGAAGCCGTAGTTGTCGACTGTCAGCGCTATATCTTCAGCATCGTTTTCGTCGAGGGTAACGTCTAGTTGTTCAATCCGATAAATATCGTTTAATGGCAGGCTAGGGTGTCCCTGGACTTCGACAGGTATACGATCGCCAACCCATACGGTGTTTAAGTTAAGGAATTCGCCGGAGACTGTTAATTTTGGCAGAATGAGTAAATCTTTTGTTCGACTGTTTTCTGCTGCAGTATTTTGGTCGAGTACAGTCTGGTTCTCAATAGAGTTGAAGCTGACAATACGCATCCGAGTGCCGTAGTTTAGTCGGCTGTCTATGTCCTGCGCGTACCCGCCTTCAGAGCGCACCGTTTCCTCACCGAACCCAGAGCCAAGCCCGATGGTGTAGTTGAATAGGTTGAGCGCTGTTTTTGGCGTGCTGATGCTTTTAATATTGTACGGATACGTTAGCTTGAGGTTCGGGCGGTATGTCCCTTGCGTTTCGTATGTGTTGAATTTGCGGTCGTGCGTAAAGGCAAAGTCGAACTTGCCGTCGATGAGGTCGGTCAGGTTTACCAGTGCGTCCTTGATATTTTGGTCGATAAAATTGCGGTCGCGGTTTGTGCCGGTATTGTACTGCTCTGGACCGTTTTCTACTCCAAAGTCGCCATATACAACCTGCGTGTCGTCGAGCATATCGCGGGCGATTTCAGTCGCCTCCTCTGCCGTATAGGTTTTTGTGATATATCGGTCGCGGAATAGATCCAGGAAGCCGTTGCATTTTACAACCATATTAGCGCCACCCTCATTGAAGGTATAAGAAATATCAACCACCTGCGTACCGAATAAATAACCACCCTCGCGCTTTACGCGGACGTCAGTCACATACGGCACTAGCGTAGCCTCCGGGTCGCGCCCGGCTTCGACGCAGTGGTTCTCAAATGCTTTCACATCTAGGGTAAACGCCAGCTCCTCACTGTCGTTGCGTTTGATTTTATAGCTGCGCGCGGTGGCAAGTTTACTGATGTCAGCGACCATTACGCCATTGATCCATAGCTCTAATTCATATTTTAGTTGAGGTGTCATGAGCTAGATCCCCGTCACGCCGTTACGCCATACAACCTCTGCGTAGCCGTCGTCGTCTACAGTATCGGTGTCGAAGCGGATGGCATTATTGCCGACCAGGAGTCCGAACCATACACTGCCGTCGACTTTATTGCCGATGACGTCCGAACCATTGAGTTTTACTGTGCGGTTGAGCATATCGATTACCAGCTCGTCGCCGGTATTGGTATTGATACTCATAGCGAACTGCTCGCCGGTCGCCTGGTTTGTGAGTATAGGGTCGTGAGTAGTATCGAATATAGTTATGACCGGATAGACCACCGCATTGCCGCTGTTAGTTACGACCGTAGGTGCGCCGCCACTGTCCCAGACTACCGGCAAAATGTAAGGCGTAACATAACCACCGTTGTCGACAGTTCGCTCGACTGTAGCGGTCTGCTCGTCTCCACCTTCTGTGCTGTAAAATAGTGGGTCGCCTGCAGTAAGCTGGACCATGTAGTCGCTAGTATAACCGCCCTGGCTGTACTCGACCTTTGCATCGGTAACGTTTGCGTCAATACGGAATTGCTCACCGGCAAAGTTGGTTATATACACCGGTATTGTTGTGCCAAGAGGTAGTGCAGCGAGTAGCGTTTGACGGTCTAGCGCATGTTGCGCTCGAGAGCCGCCTATTTGCCCGATTTTACCCTCAATACTCACCATACGGAAGCCGAACTGCTGGTCGGTTACTAATCCGCCAGACCGACCGCTGAATAAGAAGCTCGAGGTACGAATATCGGCTGGACCGAGTCCGCTTACTTCTTTGATAATGAAGTTGCCACCGTTGGGATCGGCGCTGAGGGTTATGTCGTTTGGTAATAGTATATTCATCTTATCGCCTTACCTGCCATGCTAAGTCTCTTGTTACTGAGTCTAAATCAACTTGGTTGTAAATACTATTGTTCTGAACAATCTGCGGACCAGCAACACCACCGCCTACGCCCAAGCCTGCTGCGTTGACGCTTGCGCTTGGCGTTAGGTTGGTAGCAATGTCACCTGCCATATTTGAGCTTGCTAGAGCGCTCACAGCGCCAGCTGTCATGCTGTTGACTGCGCTGACTACCATACCAGCCTTTTTATAGATACCTTGCGCTACACCAGCTGGCACTTCCTCTGCCAAGTCAGATGCGACCTTTGATGGTGAATGGATACCCAGAGCATCACGAATTGGACCCGGTATTACCTGCTTAATGAGTGCGAATATCTTGTCTTTGAGCCAGTTGCCTGCGCCAGACATACCATTCCAAATACCCTCAACAATGTTCTTGCCGATTTCGCCAATCTTGCCGAATGCGTTTTTGATGTTGTTGAAGATGCCACTAAAGAATTCGCCAGCTTTGCCCCATAGACCCGTGACGAAGTTCCAGGCGTTTTGAAATGCCTGTTTGATGGTGTCCCAGTTCTTGACTATCAAGCCCACTGCGATGCCAATGGGACCAGTGATTATTGCAAGCAATAGCGGCCAGTTAGCCTTTACCCAGTCAATAACAGCGCCTATGGCGTTTTGTATGTTCGTCCAAGTATCGCTGAAAAACTTGCCAACAGCCGCAAGCCCTGTTTTGATGTCTTCCCACACGGCTGATATAACGTCGCCAAATGTTTGCATTATCTGCTTGCCCAGTTCTGTCTGAGTAAAGAAGTATGTTAGCGCTGCGACCAGCCCAACAACGGCTATGGTTATCAGCCCGATTGGGTTTGCCGCTAGTACGATATTGAATAGCCCTTGTGCAATGGTCATTGCGGTTGTGACTGCCTGCCAAATCTTGAATGCTGCCACCATAGCGGTGATACCTACCACTATTGGCATAATGATGTCTTTGTTGTCGGCGATAAAGCCAAACACGTCTTTTAGTACCTGCAATGTTGGCGGTACTGCTACGGCAATCATCTTTAGTGCTGACTCGAAAGCCTTGCCGATGCTTGCTATGCCCTCTGATAAGTTTTTCTGACCAACTGCATCAATAATACTGGCTATGCCACGAGTAATCGCTGTCTGGGCATTCTGCATACCCGTTTGGATACCGCTAGTCGAGTCTTTGGCTTGATCGGCAAATGACTTGAAGCCCGGCAGACCCTCTTTGTTGAGATTTACGATTGAGTCAGTGAATTGCTGAAATGTGATAGTTCCATCCTGCAATTTGTTGTACAGCTCTAGCGTGTTACCACTTGTGATGCCCAGAGCCTTGGCTGTTTGCGACAGTGTAGCTGGCATTGCTTCTTGCAGTGTGCGCCAAGCCATCATGTCTGGCACGCCCTTAGATAGCATCTGGCTGAATTGCTCAATAGCGTCAGCTTGACGGTAAGTTGGACCACCACCAGCTAGAACGGCGTTGTTGAATGCCAATGCTACGTCGGTTGCTTTGGTTAGACTGCCCGATACAGGTGCGAGACGGGTGGCAAGTCCAGTTATTTGATCGAGCGCCGTAGGCAAGCCGATAACAGCTGTCGCCATCCTCTGTACTTGCTGTTTGGCTTCATCGGCTGAATACCCAAGGTTTTGCATGACAGTCGGGAAGCGAGCCAGAGTATCTACGCGACTGACTGCATCACCCAGCGAGTTGCTGATTGCCGACATTGCCTTTTGCATGGCTGCCTGAGCGACACCAGCTATTGCGCCAGCCAGTACTGCGGCTTTGGCACTGAACTCATTACTGAATTGTCCAGCGAACTGCCCACCTAGCCCGTTAAAACCAGCTGCAATCTTAGATTGTATGCCGGTCATGTTCGGTGCTATGTGTACATATGCTGTTCCAATGTCGTTTGCCATTTGTTGGGTATCTCTCGGGTTTTATTAAGCCGGGTTTGCCGCTCCGTAAGCGTGGTTGTATATTGCAAATTATACCATAAGCTGTTACACGCGCCCAGCATCCTTTGCCTTGACTAAAGCCATACGCCCAATGTAGTTTGAGTGAGCATCGCCGTGTGGGTCAACCGTAAGTGTAGCGATGGCTCGACGACCACGACGAATAGTACCAACTCGGGTACTTAGATTGATGTCTGGTGGGTTGCTTGACATGCTACCAGCCATTGCTGACGCTCTGGCTTTGATTGCCTCTGCCGACGTTTGGATGGTCTTTGCCGCCAAATCTGTCAGTATATCTTCGCCACCTTGTGGGTCGAGTTGAAACGTTATGAATTTGCCCATGCACTTAGTATAGCTCATGCGTATGGGTGATTACTATTAGGCACTCCCCCACCCTGCCTTGGGTGTCGCATGAAAAAAGCCGTCAAGGTGTTTGACAGGCTGTAAATTTTATTATGATAGGGTAGGGGAGTGGTCGCCACCCCCGTTAAGCGTTGTATTGCCTACAATGCCACTTTTTGCCCAAAAAAGCCAGTAGGGGAGTGGTCTTTGTCTATTTTCGGGGTCTTGCCAGTAGCTCTTTAATGGTATCGGTATCAGCTGCAATGCTATCTTTGGCAATGGCGCTCTTCTGGGTAGCAGTCTTCATGAATGCAGGTACAAATAGCTTAGGTTTATGCTGTGGCGACTTGCGCTGGGCATCCTTGCTGTTCTGCCATACCAGCACCTCAAGCAAGAATGCCATTTTGTTTTGCAAGACTTCGGACCAGCCCCATTGGTTTGACGGCTCAAGCGCACAGAAAACACGGCATTCGCGTGGTAACTGAAATAGCAACCTCGCTGCTCTGCCGTGTAGCACCTGCGAAATGTCTAGGTTGTAGTATTGCTGAAAGTCCGCCTCTAACTGGTCAAAATAATCACGGCGTATTTTGTGTAGAGCTATTCTTTTGGGTCGTAGTTCGCAACAATGACTTCATAGACTTTTAGAAGTTTACTGACACGGAAGCGACCTTTGTAGTCTGGGTCGGCTGGTTTGCCATCAGCCTTTAGTTGCTCAGCGTGTAGCTTGGCATCTTCATCACGAAAATGTGCTTTCATATCGTTCAAGCCTTTTTCACCGATCATGTATTTGACCAGCTCAACAATACCGGCAGACTGCCCCTTGTTTTCGATGCGGTCAATAAGTTCAAACGCCTCAACGTCGTCTAGTAGGTCTGGGTTAATAGTGAACTTGAAACCGAACGCTTCAACCTCTTTTAGCCCATCATTTTTTTGATCTGTGGCATCAGCCATAACTCACTCCAATTCTATTTAGTATCGTAGTTCAAATTATAGCATAAACAAAAACACCCAGAATAGTCTGGGTGTCTCTGCCGAAGTATTGCGTCGCTTAGGATGCTACAAGAGCAATGTACTCGGTGTGGGTGTTACCTTCGCTGTCAGGGTATGCCTTAAGCGTTATTGGATACGCGATAGGCTCGCCGTCCACATAGGTAATCTCGCCGCTACGATCAACGATTTGACCTCGTTCGACAACGATACGCTTGATGCGTCCGCCGGTCATAACGAGTTCAGCAACAAATACGATTTCAGGAAGCGGCGTGCCGTTTGCCTTGATCGTAATGTTATCGCCAACCACAGTGACATTATCCTCACCATAGTACAACTTCGCAGTCTCAACGTTTGTTTCGATGAGATTGAACGTGAACATTTCCGCATAGGTGGTTTGTCCCGACAATACATTGTCGCCGCCCCATGCAAATGTATCTTCGACGTCTGTTTCGGTGTTGTTTACCAACCCCTCTTCACTTACATAACCCAGCCCTTTGAAGGCTGCGTCGAGCGATGCGCTCGCTGTAGTTGGGAGAGTAGTCCCGGCAGGTGCTACGAATAGCGCACCGGTGGCTTTTGGCTTACCAAACGAAACTTTGCTGGAGTCATTCATGGTTTTAGTCCTCTGAGATTGTCGGCACAACTATTCGCTAGGAATGCTCTGCTTGACTTTATTGTAACATAATCATTTACCGCGCGGGCGATAATGTTGAACCGCCAGGAGTATGCCTATGACTAAGTCCTTGAGTGCGTTGTTTAGGGAGTAGCCAACCGGCAACAGTTCCGGCGTCTGATTGCGACCCTCATAGAATGAGCCAAACGCCACAGCAGCGTCCAGGAGGAGCGGAATAAACTGACCGATAAATAGTATAATCGTAGCTATAAACACCGCGATACGCACGCCTGGATAGTCTGTGGCGGTCGTTGTAAGTTGCTTGACCTGCTTCACAATAGTAGCGCCGAGCAGAAAGACTGCCAGGATGCGTAGACATAAGAGTAGTATTGCGAGTGTTTGTGCGTCCATTTTAGTGTCCGATTGCCTTTGCTAATTCGAGGGTTATATTATTGCGTTTCAGTTCCTTCATTACTTTACCAGCATCTTTGCGGCTATTCACTATTTTTTGGATATTTTTTTTATGAGTTGTAGCAGCTGTTTTCTCCGCAGCATTCAGCTTCTCTTTAGTGGATACCCCGTCGCGTTTCCAGAATATGAGACGCATTACTTTTCTCCTCGCACTATCTTAATCTTATCAATCAACATTTTAGTACTTTCTGAGAAAGTTTGCAGTGTAGTATTTAACTCTTTTGCCACTTCATTGCCCTCAAGTCGGCGGGCTTCCTGAACTTCAAAGAGGCGATCGTACAATTTTACGATGTGCCGGACTAGCGCAATAATTACAGCACCCATAGCAAAAATGATTATGCCGGGTAGACCATACGCGGATAATAGCTGTCCGAAGTCCATAATTACGATCCGTATATATCTGTGCGCGACGTACTAATACTGTAGAGCTGTGGGTTACCGTTTAAGCCAATAGCTGAAAGCTCCGACTTCTTGAACCATAGGTCGCCAGTTGGATTGGTATATTTGATATTTTCGCTATACGGACCAGCCGTTTGCTGGAAGCTTTCGGCTGGCTGACCGTCGAGAGGCGCCTGCAGCGCACGTTTAACGGACTCCATGACTACCCACTGCAAAGTATCGAAGTAAGCGGCGCTAGCGTTCGCTTTGGCGTCGACATCGATACCGACGTCCTCACCAATGAGGCGCAGCCGGTTGCTGGCGAGCTTGAGTAAATAATTTGCTCGGTTTGCATCGTCCGGAGCTTTCCAGAAGTTCGTTAGATCTACCTCGTTCGCATAAGCGTTGGGTGATGTTACTGGTACGGTTACGCCAGCAGCCATTACGATACACCTCCGTTATTCATAAATTGACCACCGGCGAGTGCCTTGCGCTTCTCGACGAGCTCTTCAGCTTCGCGAATACTAACGCCGAGCATACGATAGCTCGCGACAGTACCAATAAACTCAGGCATTGCGGTCTGTATTTTGCCGATAGCGTCGCCTGTAGCGCCCACGTCGAGCTGGAAGATAGGCTTCCAGGCTGGCAATAGCTCGTTCATGGCATCCGGCACGTCGGCAACACCGTCGATACTCATGCGCAGCGTAATAGCGATATTCTTGATTTGATTACCAAGCTCGTCCTGCCAGTTTGTAGCCTCGAGGAGCAAGTCGTCGGACATAGCCGATAGGCTCTCGGCGCTGGTTGGGTTGCCGGTTTCATAGCCGAGGTTGCGTAATGTGAGGGCTGTTTCTGCACAGAAGTCGCGAGCCTTGTCCTTTTTAGCGCCAATGAAGCCGTCGATTGACATTTGCTGTAGCTGCCCGACGGTCGGCGCGTTGCCGTCCTCGTCTTTAGGGATTGCCCATACGATACCGATTGAACTGTCGAGCTTAGGGTCTTTTTTAGCACCCTCGGCTAGACCGGTAATGTAGCGCTGTGGCAGTGAGTAGAACTCCTCGGCAATTTCCTCGCGGCGTTTTTGGCGACCCACTTCCTGGATGATCCGGCGGGCGGTTTTAGTCAGGCGTGATTTACCAAGCGGCTGGCGGGCGCTGGCGCGGTGCGTCATAGGCATAAGCAAGCAGCGGCGGGGTGGGTTTGCGACCATCTGGACCAGCTCTCGGTTCTCAAATACTGCGGTAAAGTCACGAGTAAAAACAATGAAGTCTGCAGGAGCGAAACGAACCCGGCGCAGCGTGCCTGGATTAGGCTTTGGCTTTGCCCAGCGGGTAACGGCTAGACCGTATTTTAGCAAGCCGGTCGTCTGGTTAATGACTCCGGTAGCCTCCTCAGCAGTAAACGGCATGAGTATTTTAGGGTGGGCTGGGTCGTCCTCGTCGTTGTCGACAACCGCGATAAATGCACAACCACCGATTGCGCTGTCGTGTTTACCCTGGCTGACAACACTCGTGGCGTTGATTTGAGCAAAATAGTTATTCACTCCGAACGTATCGCGAGCGAATCCGTCGAAGTTTACGCGGTCTGAAAGAGAGTTGACCGCTCGGCTTGCCCAGCCGATGCCCGGGCGGTGGTGCAGCATCTTGCGAGGCGTAGATATACCAAAGTCGCGAGTATCGTGGTCGGCTTCGTAGTAGGCATACTTATTAGCAACCTGCGGTTCGTATACGTTAAGC